ACATCTACAAAACTGAAACCTTTGGTAAGATTGCTTAATGCCTTACCGAAACTATCCGCGCCTCCCACAAATTTAGCAAAACCACCAAGCAGAGTGTCCTCAAACTTGGCTTGCATACCGACCATATTAGAAAGATCTTTCTGAAAACTTTCTGCGTAGTCCTCATGCGCTTTCGTCAGTTCTTCTAGCTTTTTCTTGGCTTCATCGCGTGATTTCCTAATAGCTTCTTGTCTTTTTAATTCTCTGTCAGCGTTGTCTTTTTGAACTTCGTTAAGGCGATTGAGGTCTTTTATTTCTTCCTGTTGTAACTTAAGAAAAACTTTTAAATTCTCTATGCTCTTTCCTCGAGTCTTTTCGAGTTCTATGGTGGCTTCGAGTTGTTTTAACTTGGCCTCGGATAATTTAATTGTCGCTTGTTGTAATTCCTCTGTCCCTGCAGCAGCAGCCAGGCTTTCTTCTGCTAGATCTCTTTGGGCGCGGGCAAGTGTAAGTGCTTGTTCCGCCCTCTCTTCATCAGTTTGACTAGCCAAACCAGGCACGAGAAGTGTGAAAGCAAATAGTATTAAGGTTGTGATTAAAAATCCCACTTACAATAAAATCCTTATTTGAAAGGCCACTTAATCCCGGTCTTTCTTTCAAAACCAGTTACTGCTGAGTTAAGGGCCGATCTACTTCTATAAGTCCTTGGATTGTTCAATCCAAACTTCTTATAATCCTGAATGTATTTCTTTTCTGCACCAAGAGCACTAACAAACGAACGAACGTCAGTTGGATTACCTTTAAGGTGAACTGGGAGGGAGATATCACCCAACACTGCCTTGAGCAGTTTTTTAACTGCAAATCCGAACATTGTCAAAAAACTTTCATCAAGTTTGTTTTCCTTTGCCTTATCTAAATCTATGATTATAGGGGTTAATTTATCCATTATACTCTCCTCCAAGGATAATTAGTAAAGTTATACAAAAAAGGGCCAGATCAATGATCCAGCCCTATTTGTTTTATCTTCTTTTTGATGCTTTTTCTATTTGTTTCTTTTCGTCTTCAAACTGTTTAGCCAATCTTTTAACAAACCAAGTTCTCAAGCCGACTGGTAGATTATACGCTTCGAACAGGCTCCAACCGCCATGGTATTTAAGCAAAAAGAACTGCTCGTAAACCTGTTCCATATAATCATTATTGAGGCCAAAAAAAGTTTGCCCCAAATGGGACATTTACCTCCCCTTCGTAGCCACATTCAGAGCAAACGAAGTTTTGTTTCATATCAACATTGGGAACCATCTTTTGATAGGTTGTCCTTAGCTTTCTGGAATCCATCGCTGGAGCATGTTCAATAAAAGAATTGATATAGCCTGTGTCAGTGCTTCCATTTACGGATACGATGATCCTACGAAGTTGTTCGGTTAGGTTAGCTTCCGGAAGCTTACTCTTTCTTCTCTTCTCGGATAATTGAAGAAGGTAAGTTTCATCTCTGCTAGTAAGCAGGCGAACCTCTACATCCATATCCAATTTATCTAAGTGGATCAAAAATGTATTGTTTTGTGTTCTCTGCACACCCAGTTCATCAAAAATATCTAGTGAAGTGGGTTCACATTGCTGCAGGTCAAACCCAAAATCAACATTCTTCTGACAAGAAGGACAACAAATGGTTGCCTCATAGTTGGCCCCATAGCCAGTTATTCTTGAAGCAACAATAATTGCATTTTTATCTCCGACAAGTAAATCAGGGACTTTGATGTTTTGATCAACAACAATGTTCTGTAAGAATCGATCAATCGCTATACCTTTCTGCAATAAAGCTCGCGATGTCAGGATATCTTCATCCTTTGCTGTCATATGTCGAATTTCAATTGTTTCAACATTATGTAAAGGGTGGCCCTGTGGATAAAAGACACCCCTTGAAGGAAGTTCGACGAACTCTGTTGGGGTTACGAATTGTAGGGGTTGCTCTACTTGTTGAACGGGGGGATTATCACCCCCAGGCGGGGGACCGAAACGGTCCTGGTTATTTCTCACTTAACACCTCTTATGTTGTATTATACTCGGAAGATGTCTGCGACATCTGCCAATGTCAGTTGGCTACCTCTGGTACCACCAGCACCTGCACCAACCTTAAAGTAATCATACCTCAAAGTAAGCTGAACGTTAAGTAAATCGTCACTTTCATAGTTTAATTCACCAAGGTCACAACTCTTAATAAAAGTGTTGAAAAGGTGCCAGGTCTCTAGCGAATCACCATTTTGGTCTAACTGAACAATCTGAATGTTACCCAAGCCAGCGCCTTCAGAACCCCAGCCAGCCTTAGAAATAGTTGCATAGCCGTCAGGGGCACCTTGTGCCACGACATCAGGAGTAATATAGCCAGAAGCTGCTAAAAGGTTTTGCATGTTCACAGCGGAGTTCGGAGTAACCCCATCGACAAGAGTCACATTAATTTCCCTATACGTTATTCTACCTGGATAGTAGAAAGTGTGATTGAGGAAAGAGTGTGGTGTCTCAGTAATATCCCATGAGGGTCGAGTTACGGTCTTAATTAACCACTCGTCAATTTGATTAGTAGGGTTGTTGATGTTGAATCTCATAACCCATCGATATATTCTTTTTGGTTCGGTACCAGGATTTGCCCAAAATTCTCCGCTTGGCATTTGCTTGTGTCTCCTTTATTCTAAATAGTCCAGTTAATCAAAATTTTATTTTTTAATCCTCGAAGGCAGCCCCCGTCCTCGTAATAATGAAGTCAAGAGCGATAAACTCGATGGCTCTGGCCGGCTTCAGGAAAATCTTGGCATACAAGACGTTTCTGTCAACCAAATCAGGAGTCGTCGTAGTTTCATCGAGAAGTAGCTTATAATCAGTCAAACCAAAGCGAACCTTGACACTTTCAAGGACCGGTCGAACAAGACCTTGGAAGCGACCCCATGTGGCCTCGACGTTCTGGTCGAAAAGAACCTGGCCAGACAATCTTGAAATTTCCTTCTTGAGGAAGATAAGCAATCGTCGAACATTGATTCTTGAAAGGGCCGAAGTTGTTGCATCCATTGTTTTCTGTCCGAAGACCACGATTCCCTCATTCGGGAACGAAGCAATCGGGTTAATGTTAACCTCGTAGAGGTCATCTCTTTGGTCAGAGGAAAGTCTTTCTGTTACACCTGTGACGGTAAGACCAGCAGAACCCTGGCTCAATCCACCTCGGTTAAAACCTGCAGGTGCAAACCAAAGCTCACCAACTCTATCTGAGTTCGAGAACGTTCCGAGCGCTACAACTGAGGGCGGTACCCAAAGAGAAGCATCGCTCAACGAATCGCGAATCTGAACCCATGGGTAGTAGGTTGCACCGTAAGAAGAGTTCTTACGACGATTCTTAAAGCTTGTTACGATAGTCGACAAGGTTCCTGGTCGATTTTCGAACTGAAGATAGCTTGAACCCTCATGAGCCGGGTTATAAATGTCCGGAAGGTCAGTAATCGCTAAGGCGTCACCGCGTTCCTCACATGTATTGATCATTAAGTCAGTCAATGCTGTGTTGGTGATACCCGGAGCAACCATTAGGTTGTAATCAACAATCTCCGGGTCAGCGCAAGTATTAATTGCTCTTCGGATACTGTTGAAAGCATAACCTGTTTTCTCTGCCTTGTCGGCAAGGTTTCTATTAGCGAAAGGATCAGATTCCGTAATATCAACACCGTTGTGTCCACCGAACATGGGAATAGTAAACTTGTTATATCCCGCGTCCAAGACCTCGGTGTAGTTACCCGAGACAGCCGTTGCTGAAGTTCCTGCTTGTCTTGAACCAGACGAGTAGGTTGCAACGTTTTGATTAGTTAACTGAATGTCATCCAAAGTAAAGGCAACAGAAATCTCTACGTTCGTGGTAGTATCCGTTACGTTATTTGGAAGGATTCTAAAAAGGTCGTTGTTACTAGCATCATATCGATCCGCATCCTTTCGTCGCGAATCATATCCGAAATATGCATCCGTTGGAGTCGAAAGAAGAGAATCATTTGAAGCAGAAGCTCTTAATTTAATGGCCGGGTACTCAAACGTTCCAGAGAATAGAGCTTCTGGCTGGCCTAGGTTAAATGGGTCAGCAGTACTATAGACGAAACCTGCAATCGTTCCAGCCGCTCCAGACAAGGCACTAGAAGTAGCGAAAGTAGCACTAAAACCGCCGCCTGGGGTAGCAGGCGATGAGTGACGATCCTCGGTACCGCTAAGAATCTGAAACTTGCTTGGGCGGAACGGGCCATGGAACCCGAAAGGAAGCAGTGTTGGGTCCGCACCACCAGCTTCAACCAGGCTGTTTACCTCAACTCTAACAAACTTAGAAAGGTTGGGATATTGGCCGTAAGTCCTAAACCTTCTTGTGGTTGCATCATATTGAGAGAACTGATCTCCAATCTTTCTGGAAATAAAGTTAACCGAGTTTGGATTCAAGTTACATCCAGTAAACCTCTCATAAACCACCTTGGCATTATCAAGGTCGTTAGAGCTTCTAATTAAAACATCGAACGTACCATATGCATCAACATCAGAGTTAGTAGAAGCTTGAACATTGTCAATTGAGATCTTAAGATTCCTGTTTTCCCACTCTCCACCATCTCTCGCATGAAGCTTAAACAGTTTTGTTACAAAAGTCTCATTTCTTGCATCAAAGTTAGTGACAGTCGAGCCACGAGTATCTTGCGAAATAATCCAACCTGAGTGGGCAGATTGAGCATCTACTTTGAAAGCAGAGAACTCATTCGAGGCACCAATCTCAAGACCCAAAATCATACCAAAGGTATCACCTGCAGCCTGTCCGACGACTGTGCTTCCGCTGGTAAGGTCAGCAACTGCTCTTTCAAAACTGTGTCCAAGAAACAGAGTCTGTTTTCCAACGGCCGTCGTATTATAAAGATTGCTGTTTGTTAAAATTGGATTTGTATTAAAAGCCTTTCTAATAAACTTATCTGAGTCCGGATTAAAGTTGAAAGAAACAATCTTCTCATCAGTAGCGCCTTCGGAGATTATCACTTTAAACTCATTACTTCCTCCGATTGATGCGATTAGGGCCGCATTTGCTCTTGCTTGAGTACCAGTTCCTCTCAACGCTCCGGAAAGCTGTACGGCACTTCCAGTTGGGACATACCAAATGGCACCCAAGGTACCAGTCACATTAACTCCAGCAGACGCAGAGGGAATTATAAATAAGCCATAACTTGCACCACCATCAACAGCACGTGTATATCCACCCCAACCAGCTTTAGCAGCGTCAGTGCCATCGTTCTCAGGGTGTGCTACACCTAAGAGTCTAATTACAGTTGCAGTTTGACTATTTTTAAGCCAAGCCTGGGCTGCGTAACTGGCGTACATAGGGGAAGTATAGTTGCCATTTCTCCAGACATCTCCACCTCGCCCACCAGGAACGGTGTCTCCAAAAGTTTCAATATATTCAGAAAACGAATTAATTTGAACTGGTCTCATGCTGGGACCACGTTCAGTTCGTCCTATAATAACTGGGCCACGCTGGGGTGTGACCGCAGGGAGTTGAGAATTATCGATTTCATTCACGAAAATCCCAGGGGATACAAATTTAAATCTGGATGCTGACATTTATAAGATTCTCCTTATTGCTAACGTTATTTGTCTTTAATAAATAGTATATTGATGATTCAAAAGAATTACTCTTTGTAAAATCCTCTTTTATCTATATGCTCCTGCATATCGCCATAAATAACACGCTCTCGGGGTATTTTAACCTCTACGGCATTCTCTCGAATAACGACCTTTGGTTGTTCTTGATTTTTATCTTCTCCTATCACGTAACCAAGAGTCTTGATATCAATCACTGTTTCATACATTCTATGTTCCACATCTAGTGAAGAAACATTATTATTTTGAGTAAAATCAGGCTGAATAAACGATTCAAACCTGTGTCCATCGTGAGTAATCGTAAAGTAATTAATCCCGCCTGTACTCGTCATAAAGGGTAGAACTAGATCGTTCATCTGTTCCTGATACTCCGTTTTAATACTAATCGAATAAGTGATATCAAGATATACTGGCATTGGGATTGATATCGTTTGATATACAACCTTTTTATTTTCAATTGGTCTGTTGAAAAGATCTCTCCTAGGGAAAGTTCTTTGGTTTGGGCCCGTTCCCGTGTCTTTTCTCCACGAATCAGCATTTGCAAAATTGGCAGTCTTTTCTTGTTGAATTCTTCTTGCAATAGTTATCGATCCGCCCTTCTCATCATCGCGAGCAGGAATATTTGCCCAAGCTTTTCCTTTTCTTGTGGGATCCTTAACAACATTTGTTCTTTCAATTGTTATTAAAGGAAGAATCAAAGTTCCATCTTGATCTCTAAGATCACTATCACGCTTAACCTGAAACGCCCTTTCGGCGGCTGCCCAGATAACAGGAGTTTTTTCAAAACCCTCTTGCGTATTTGTGTGAAGATCTAGTTCGTCACGAAGCCAGTGATAGATAGCAAAATCTATTGTCTCCAAAGTGGAGGGCATGAATGGAATTTCTTTTAGATTAGCTGGCATCAAACAGTCCCTTACGTGCTCTAATACATTTCGCTGTGATTTCCATCTTATGATCTACTTGACCAAAGATTTGTCTTGGCTCGTTTAAAGTTACAATCTCGTAATGAAAAGAGCCGTAAAGAAGAAAATCACCTTCTCTTACAAACAAGTCCTGATCCTCAGTCAACCTTCTCTTATGAAAGTGAACAGTCAAACTTGACCGACGATCAACACCATAATTAGTTGTTGATGTTTCGTGACCTTCCCATTCAACAAGAGCATAAACTCGAATTGGAGGAAGGAAAGTTTTTCTTATTGCCTCACCATAAAGAGAGTGAAAGTCTGTATGCTCCAAACTTATTGGATAATAAAGAACTTGTTGACCAATAACTCGCTCGATAAGCTCATCATTAACTTGCTTAACTAAATCGCGTTCTTTCTTACCAGTAAAGAGTGGCGGTGGTGGGGCGTCCGGTTGAGACCATTTGTTTTTAGACATGTTTTATTACCCCACGTAAACGCCAGCTGGAACGGTGGATTGAACCTTGTTGGTGTTTTCCATTATTGCAGATTCAGTTTCTGTAATCTTAGCATACGTCAACTCATCAAGGATCGTCTTCAACTCCTCTCTTAGTTTTTCTTGCTCCTCTTTTCCTTGAGATAATAGAGCATCTGCATTTAAATTAACAGACTCTCCTGGTATCGGTATAGATCCAAACTTACCTCTAACCTGGCCTAACATTTCCTTTGTCAAAGCCAAGCCAAAGCGACGGATCCATTGTTTACCCATTGAGTTGATATTTTTGAACTGTAAATTCTCAAATGGAAGAGTGTTCATATTATTGATGCCGGCAGCACCATCGGGTCGATCGGCTTCCTCTTCCCATGAATCAGTGTCAATCGAAAACTCGACCCACATTTGTGTAGGGTGAGCTATAGTGACATCTGGAAACAATCTCAATCTATTATTTTTAATCTCGTAAGAAAAGTGTGAGATTCTTGTATATATGCTGTCTTCAAAGGCCATGGCCTGCAACTTGTTCTGCCAAGCTGGAACCAGTTCAAAGCTTGAGTCATCAGCAAACTGACCATACTGGTGAAGATTGCCGACCGTATTTAACCCACCATAATAGCCATAAAATCGCCACATAGCTTGTGATGTCTTATAAAAGACTTTTCTGATAGATATTCTTTTGCCTCCGACCTTTCCGGCATACGGGAAAGTAGTGTCGTTAATGGCAGAAGAAGATATAATTGTTTGGAGATCGTAATCTTGTCGACTAGCTGTCGTGTAGAAAGATGCAGAGTATATCGCAACATTTCCTCCGATACCAACCTCATGAGATACGGTATTTCCTACTCGTTTAGAATATTGGAAATTAAATCTTGGCAGCCTTAAGGCAACGTCGGTATCCCCTAAGCTGGAAGATAAAGCATCCCCAGACACAAACTGACCATGCTGGTCAAAAGAACCTGTAGAGTCTCCCAATAAACTTGGAAGAGCATTTTTAGCTTGGTGTGTGTTAACAATGTAGGAGTACTCAAGTACTGCCTCTTCATAAGCAGCATAAACATTCTGAGTCTTAAGCTCGATATCTAATACATCACCACCAAGCTTGCGAAAAGTGTATGCCACTTGATCGACAGCGCCAGAGACAAAATTTGCATCAAAAAGAGAGCCATCAATCCCATATATTCCAAATGGAAGATTGGTTGACGTAACGTCAGATGCCGTACCGGTAGCAGGCAATATGGCCTTGCTCGTTTGACTTGCAGGTGTTAAAGTAGGGACCGCCATTAAATTATATCTCCTCGGATATAATTAGTTGTCAGCGGGGTAAAACTACTTATCTTTCTTTACCGTAGTCGTTTTGGTTTGTTTTGTTTTTTTGTTATTAGAGGGCTTCTTAGCTACCTTCTTGGTTTTTGGCTTGGCTTTAGCCGGTTCAGGGGGTAGTGTGCTCTCCTCGACTTTATTTTCTTTTTCTTCTTTTATGGTGGGCCACCAATCTGGCTTTTCAACTGGCGATGGTGATGGGCCTGATTTTGACTTTGTTATCACACCAACCGCTTCTCGCATAGCAGCGTACTTGGTTGCAAATTTAGGACGCAGCAGTTTTCTTCTCTTTTTTCCCATAATAACCTCTCTTGTTATAATTTAAATAGTTAAATAAAATAAAAAAACCCCACGCCGGAAGCGAGGGGTTTCTTCGTTTGGGAAACAAAAGTTATTTATTAAGCGTCGTATTTAAGAATACCAGCACCGCCGGACACAATAGCTTGACCATACCATCTGGTACCATCGGTCCAAAGTTCGACAGTGTCTCCAGTAGCACATGCCGATTGATCTATCGTGAAACCGTCAGCTGAAATCTGTAGAGGCAGACTGCTGTGAAGAGAAGCTGAAGCCATCGTAACAGTGACAGTCACGAGATCAGCTGTATCGGTAGTGTCTTGTCGAATCTCAGCATCTGCAGACATGGTGCTTGTAACAACCCATTTAGCCCACCAACCTCGGCCGGCATCAGAAACCGTTGGCAGCTTCATGTTAAGGGCAGTCGTGTTCTTCATCATAAAGTGGGTGCCGCAGTCTGGAACTGCCACTGACGTAGTCGCAGTAACATCTTGAATTTTCTTTCTATCCGCTGCATATCTTCCTAGTTTGCTCATCTTAATAAATCTCCTTTTGTTTTAGGCTATTCGCCTTAATTCGTTTCATTTATAAATAGTATCGACTTTTGGATTAATCCATAAGAAACAAAAAAACCCGCCCCAAAAAGGGACGGGCTTCTTTATTAGCCGTTAGCTATTGCCTAGCTGGCACCGCTCTCTCCAAGCAGACCGCGACAAACAACCAGACCATACATATCCGGTTGAACCATCTTCTTAGCGTAACGAGTCATCACGCCCTTGCGGGGCACGAAGTCTTCGACGCCGAAGATCGTCGGGGTAACTTGGAGTGGTACATACGGAGCGTACACATAACCAGTCTCAAG